CTCGGTGGCTGCGTCTACGTGCCGCAGGCCGGGGCGATTTTTACCGAGAACGATGCTGGGTATGGCGTAACAACTCGCAACGGCAGCGAGTCATCTCGTTACATGGTCGAGTGCTGGGCATTTCTTAAGCGGGCCAATGTGCCTAAGGACGTGGCATACATGATCTGCCGGAAGCGAGGCGTTCATGCCTGACATTCCGGCACGTCTCTGGCAGCCACATGAGCCCTTCCTAGAGGCCTACCGTGAGCGTGCCGACGAAGGCCAGGCCCGGCTGCGTAACGCCAGCGTTGCCTTTGTGGGCCTGGCGCGCAACTGTGCGGTACATCTCGCACAGAACCTTGGCCGCCTTGAGCAGCTGCAAGGCATCGCGGGCAAGTGGTCGCTGCACATCGAGGCCAACGACTGCGAAGACCAGACGCTCGAGGTGCTGCACGACTACTGCCACGAGAAGCCGCAGGCCACGTTCCACTACGAAGTGCTCGGCCGCGACAGTTACGGCTCGGAGTTTGCCGGCCGCCGCACCATTGCTATGGCGGAGTACCGAGACTCTTGCCAGCGTTGGGTGCGTGCGTGTGCGAAAGGTGCCGACTATGTGGTTGTGATTGATTTCGACGCATGGGGCGGCTGGAACGATCACGGCGTGCTGAATGGGCTTGGCTGGCTCGTCGAGTTGCCGGGTGCGTACGGCATGGCGAGCGTGTCGCTCTTTCAGTACGACTTCGGCCATGGCCCGCAGTGGCATCACTACGACCTCTGGGCCTTGCGTGGCGTCGGCCAGGCCGACTGCTACTTCGACACGTACCAAAGTGGCTACGGCGGGTTTGGGTACACGTGGCTGCCTGCCATTGGCTCGCCGCCCGTGCTTGTCTCGTCTGCGTTCGGCGGCATGACGATCTACCGCGCCGATGCGTACCTGCGAGGCACATACGACGGCGTGCAAGACTGCGAGCACGTGCCTTTCCACAAGAGCATCGCCAGGGCCACGGGCCAGCACCTGTACCTGAACCCGTCGCAGCGGATGCTCATGAATTGGATGGAGCAATGCGAGGAAATACCGCAACCATCAGCCTGACGGCGTTTCACGCCGACTGGATGACCCACATTCCCATGCGGGCTCTGTGCGAGCGTTGGACGATTTCCCGCGATCAGGTGATCCGCCTGGCCGAGGTGTGGGATCTGCCACGCCGGCACGACAGGAAGCTCAGGGCCAGGCAGGTACGCCAGCGTGACCCGACGCGGAGAGAGATCGCCCGTATGTCGAAGGAGATACAGGCGACGTGGAGCGAGGACACGCGAGAGGACCGGCGTGTAGTGAAGACGCAGCACGTCACGCTGCACCGTCTCGAGCTCTCCGAGGAACCGTCGCACCGCACCGCTGACTGGGATGGCTCGTTCTGGGAGCACGGCTGATGTCGCCGCCGAAAGACAAAGAGGACGTGATTCGCCGGATCGTCGTTGAGTACGGCCAGGTGTACGCCTACTGCTACATGACCGATGGCAATGGCCGGCTGTTGGACGAGGAAGTCTTCAAGCAACCGTTCAGGCTTGACCGCAAAGAAGTCCACGACGAGGCCCAGGACTGCTACTCGCAGCTGTTCGACGTGCTGAACGAGTCCATCAACGTGCAAGGCCCGCCCCTGCAAGAGGGCGACGGCGATGCAGCACAATCCGGCTAGCTATCTAGGAGGCTGTCCATGCTTTCGATTCTGCTCGTCGCTGCTGCCGTGGCGTTGTTCTACGGCGGCGACCTATCCAAGTTTCAGCCCGCCGTGGAGTGGGTGAAGAAGCTCGACCCGAAAAAGTTCTTGGCCATCGGCCTGGTGCTGGCTGCCGTGTTGCTGATGCCGCACGGTCGGCAGTCTGACGAGCCCACGCCTGCTCCCGACACTGGCCCGCTGGTTCTTCGCGGCACGTTCCTTGGCCCCTCGGCGTCTGACGATGCCAGCCTCGTAGGAGCGTTGTGCCATGAGCTCGCTGACGAAATCGAGTACGACGGCTCCCAGCCCGAGGCCGAGCGGTATCTCAAGAGTGGCGTGGCTGTTGACGAGTTACGGAAGGCGTCTCGGGTTCTTCGCTGCCGTGGCTTTTCCATCGGCGACCGCCAGCCGCAAGCCCGCGACCTCATCGCAGGCTACCTCGACAAGAACGTCGGCACCGACGGCGGGCCGCTGACCGCAGAGACACGCGCGGCCTGGGTCACGGCCTATAGGGACATCGGGAGGGCAGCGACCGATGCCGCAAAGTGAATCGAACTGGAACTGGTCCGCGATCACGTTCGTCGTGTTCGCCGCCGTCCTTGGCACGGTGGTGAGCCGATACGTTGCTCGGCTCGCTGACAAGGTTGAGGATAACTTCGGTTACGTGGCGAACCCGGACGGCGTCAAAGAGTTCTTGCGTGAGTTGGATCAGCCGATGTTTCGGCAGGCCGGAGCCGAGGTGATCGCCGGAGCCAAGGGCTCCGACACGTACCTCTACCGCTTTGCCGACCGTTGCCACCGGCAGAAGTACGGCACGCCATACGGCCCGTGGAACCAAGGGGCTCACGGTTCGTGCGTCTCGTTCGGCTGGGCCATGGGCTCCTACGTCGGCCAGTGCGTTGACCACGTATCGGGTGGGCTTGCCGAGTGCCCGCTAGAGGTGGCTACGGAGCCCGTATACGGCGGCTCCCGCACCGCAGGCAGAATGCCACCCGTGAGCAACGCGGGCTTCAGCGATGGCTCCTACGGCGGTGCAGCGGCACGCTGGATATCTGGCCGATGCAAAGACCCGAACGTGGGCGGCATCCTGTACCGCACCAAGTACGGCGACGTTGACCTGAGCCAGTACAGCATCAAGCGATCACAGCAGTGGGGCGCGTATGGCGTGCCTCCCGCTCTGGCCCGCGAGGCTCACGCCCACCCAGCCAAGGCAGTCGCCCTCTGTGAGGACTGGGCCTCGCTCACAGCAGCCCTTGAGTCAGGCATGTGCGTGCCGATTTGCAGCAACGTCGGCTTCGCGTCGGGCGACCGTGACGCTGATGGATTCTGCCGCAGGGCTTCGACATGGAATCACTGCATGGTAATCATCGCCGTGAAGTACGCGAAGAACAATGGGCCGGGCTCAGGGGCACCGATGAAGAACCCGCGCGACGGCGTGCTCGTGATGAACTCGTGGGGCAACTACGTCGGCGGTGGTAAGCACCCAAGCGACCAGCCTGATGGTTCGTTCTGGATTACGCGGGCCGATGCCGAGGCCTGCCTTGCCCAAGGCGATTCCTTCGTGATCGGGAGCGTGGACGGCTTCAAATACAGAGACTTGAACCACGCCGAGTGGCTTGAGCCCGCACCACCCGAGTCGGTGTCACACGCTCCCGTCATTACCCATTCCATTGCCCTGTGAGTCGCGTCATGTCAAAGCGTTCTATCTTGCTTGTCGGCCTTGCCTGCATCGTTGTCGGCTGCCTTGTCTCAACGGTGCCGGGGTTCGACCCGCTCAATCCTTTCAGCCCGAAGCCGCAGAGGCCCGTCATCAAGTTCCTTGCAAGGCTCGCCAAACTCGGTCTGTGGGTGACGGTGTTCGCTGAGCCGCAGCCGCTGCCACCTGAGAAGCAGTACGCGGCACGTCATGCCGACGGCCGAGCCATGATCTGTCACGCGGAGGGCTGGTGATGTTTTCTCTCATAGTCTGGCTGGTGTTTGGTTTCATCGCTGGCAGCGTTGCCGAGTGGCTCTGGCCCCCGGCTCGACCTCGCTCGCGGTTCTCCACCATCGGCATCGGGATCGCCGGCTCGGTCTGCGGTGGATTAGTTGGCTCAATACTTACGGGCAACTACTACGCACCGGCCGGCTTTGTCTTCAGCGTCGCGGGAGCGATGCTTTGCAACTACGTCTGGCACATGCTGGAGGCGAAGCCATGATGGTGTTCTTCTGGCGATTCGTGGTCTCGTTCTTGGTGTGGCTTTCTGCTGACACCGAGCGTCTGGCCACAGAACCTGCTCGAGCAGCCGCTGCGGTTGCTGCTGCACGGGCAGCCGTGGTGGGTGCGGGCGATCCTCGTGACAGCGTGGAGAGCGTGGCAGCGATCAAGACGCCCGCGTACGACGCCCACGCCAAGCAGTGCAAGGTCTGCACCAACCGCAACCCCGCCGGGCCTGGAGTTTGTGACGCAGGACGAGCGGCCTACGCCCTCGACGTGAAGGCGGCGACGTGTGTCACCGGCACGTGTGCGGTGAAGCGATGAGCATGAGCCCCCGCCTCCTGCGACCGCGATCAACCGTACACCCAGAAGCGGCGGCATGGGCGGCTCGCGTCGTATCGAACTCTGGCACCGTGTCAGGATCAACCCTGTCGGCCGTGTCGAAGTTCTGTGTGGCTATCGCATCGGCGGGCATTAGGGATCGCTTCTACCGTCTCAACCTGTTCTGCGGCACGGGCCTCAACGCCGCACTTGTGCCGCTCTATCGGGGGCCGTCACTTGGCGGGACACAGTATGGCGGTGCGACTGATACGAACAATGGACCGTTCGTCGGCGTCGGCACCGACTACGCGGAGACGGGGGCGAGTGGTGGGCTAACGGGGAACGGATCAACGAAGTACTTGACGTTTGGCACAATGGCGCAACTCAAGCCATCATGGACAACCCACCACTTCGGGATCGACATCAAGGACGGCTACCCCGACGCGACGAACAGATACCAGATGGGTGCGTTCTTCAACGAGACTCCAACGTCTCCTCGCGGAAACTATGCGATTAACGGCACAAGTTCTGTGAGAACAGGCGACTCGGGAACTACAAGTAGGTCAGGTTTTACAGCGGCAGCCAACCTGAAAATGGTTGTCAGAGCAACCGCATCAGACCTGAGACTCTTTGAGGATGGGACGCAAGTTGGCACTACGCAGGCATCGGCAGACACCGCGACAGTGTTGCCAGGCGGGCAGTTCTGCGTCGGAGCGAGTTCGTTTCAGAGCGTGAGTGGCGGAACGCCAACCGGCATTTTGAATGGCTACACTCCCGCCGTTGGAACGATGCGTGGCTACAGTATTGGCGAGTCAATGGACAGCACACAGCGAGCAGCGTTTGCTTCTGCTTGGTCTGCATTCCGCACAGCAATGGGACGCTCATGACCCTCGCAGAGTTCCTCGCCACGCCGCTGCCAGACACGGCCACGCTCCAAACGCTGGCGATTGTGTTCGACACCGCCCTCGCTCAGCGTCTCGCGGAGGTGCAGGGCGAGCATGGCGACCCGCGACATGTGCCTAACGCTCTCTTGCTGACCGATGGGCGGTACATGCTGACTGGCGACATTCTGATCGCGTGCCAGCCCGGAGGAGTAGTACACGGCGGATTCTCGCACTTGGACGCCAGCCGGTTTGACGAGATTGATGTGATCGCCCTGGCCGACGCCGTCGCCCTGCTGCCAGAGTCTCCTAGCCCTGTGAGCTAGGGCACTGCCACTGCAAGAGCACCCCACACGCCCGCTACGGTAACGCTACAGGAGACTCCCATGGCAGACGCCCAGATCAGCCGCAAGGCCCGCGACTTCGACATCGTGCTCACCACGGCCACGGCCGCAGCCACCACGCTCGATATGCGTGACGTGGCTGGTGCTGTCGTGCAGTTCGGCACCATGTCCACCAATGCCACGACGCTCCAGATGTTCGTGAGCAACCAATCAACGGGCACGTACGCCCGCCTGTGCAAGTCAGACGGCAGCGTGGCTGACCTGACCCTGAGTCCCTCAACGACCCTGGGCCGGGCATACGCACTACCCGACGAGGTCTTTGCTGCCGAGTTCTTGAAGATCGTCTCGGCCACCACCGACAGCACAGGCACCACCGGGTTCGTGATGCTGAAGAGCTAGGCCCGTGCCCACACGTATCCCATGCCACAGGCCGCTGCGTCTGCGTTCGTCCCGCCCTCTGCGAGACGAGAGTGCCAGACCTAACGCGGCAGCCCGTGGCTATTGCTCCAAAGCACACAAGCGGTGGCGTCAGGCAGTGCTGACCCGTGACGCTTGGCAGTGTCAGTCGTGTGGCGTGATCTGCTCACAAAAGGGGCAAGCACACGCTGACCACACTTCCCCTGTCATGCCAGGCACCGACAAGTGCATGGATGGCAGGAGCCGCTACGACGTTGCTGCAGGCAGTTGTCTGTGCCATGGCTGTCACACACGCAAGACCACACGGGACGGCCTGTAGCGTCAACGTAAGGGCCAGGAGAGGGTACCTGCGATCATCGGACCACCGCCTGACGAATAC